TTCCTTTAGACAAGTAGGTGGCGACCATTATGCAAAACATAACATTCAGCCCCTAGATGTAATAGATGAGTATAAGCTAGACTTCTATAGAGGGAATGTATTAAAATATATTCTAAGAGATAAAGACAACAAACTAGAAGATATAGATAAAGCTATACACTACCTTGAGTTATACAAAGAAAGAGTATTGGAGAAGAATAAAGGATGAGTAGAAGAATTGAGGAACTTATGGTCAGTAATTACCGTAGTAAGGATTGTGACTTTTCAGTTACAGATTTATGTAAGCCTACTTATCAGTTATGGATGCAAGTACATGCAGATATGGAAGAGAAGGATACAAAGAAAGTAGGGATGAAAAGCCTTATAGGTAGTGCAGTACATGAGTATTTTGAAAAACAATCTTTAGATGGGGTAGTACAAGAATTATCTTGGGTGAGAACACTACCTAATGGTATAAGAATTGGGGGAACAACAGATAGACTAGATTGGAGGTATAGTATTAATAAGTGGCAATTAGGAGACTATAAAGTTAAAGGACTATACCCAGCTAAGAAGTTTATGGGGATTGGCACTAAAGCTAACCCTAACCCTAAACCAGAACAAGAGAAAGAACAACTACAGTTATCTATTTATAGATGGTTATTTAAAGATATGTTTGATATTGAAGATAAGGCTGTTATCTACTTGATTATAGCAGGGCATAACTCATATGACCCACTACCAGAATATCAAGAGGTATGGCTAGATTTACTGCCTATACCTACAGTAGATAGCTATATAAAAGGGAAACTAGCTATAGCAACAGCAGATAAAGAACCTGATTGTGATTGTGACATAGGATGGATGTGTAGATTTTGTCCCTTTGCTGAAGCTTGTAGTAAGAACCCTGAGAAAAAGAAAGAGGAGAATAATCATAGTGGGTTTAAAAATGAACAATAGAGGTTGGGAGGGACTTCCTCAGTTCTCTAAAGACTTATATCAAGATAGCTACTTCCTAGAAGGGGAGTACTATAGTGCTTGGGTAGAGAGAGTAGCTAGTGCATATTCAGATGATGGAAAACATAAGGAGAGAATATCTAGTTACTTGCATAATTATTGGTTTCACCCATCCACACCTCCCTCTTCTAATGCAGGAGAAGCATCAAGAGGATTACCTATATCTTGTTACACTAATAAAGTATCTGACACAAAAGAGGGTATATTTAATACTTGGCATGAGAATAACTGGCTAGGTTCTCTAGGAGGGGGTATTGGAACTGACTGGTCTGACGTTAGAGGCATTGGAGAGGCTGTAGGTAATGGAGGCAAATCTAGTGGTATTATCCCTTTCATTGGGGTATCTGATAAGTCTACTCTAGCTGTATCTCAAGGGGGTAGAAGAAGAGCCTCACAGGCAGTATACTTAGATATCTCCCATCCTGAGATTGAAGAGTTCATAGACATTAGAAGACCTACAGGAGATAGGGAAAGAAGAAGCCCTAATATCCATCATGGTGTAGTACTACCTGATAAGTTTATGAAAGCAGTAATTAATAGAGAAGAGTGGGAACTTATTAGTCCTAAGACAGGTGAAGTTATAAAGGTTGTAGATGCTTTTGATTTATTTACTAAAATCCTTACATCTAGGATTGAGACAGGTGAGCCTTATATTATGTTTAGTGATACAGTAAATGAGGCTAATCCAGAAGAGTATAAAGAGCTTAATAGGGAAGTTACTACATCTAACCTTTGTAGTGAGATACTCCTATATACAGATGAAGATAATACAGGAGTATGTTGTCTTGTATCTCTAAACTTGGAATACTATGATGAGTGGAAAGAAAACCCTATGTTTATAGAAGATATTCATAGATTTACTGATAACATACTACAGTCCTTTATAGACCTAACAGAGGGTATGGAAGGGTTTGAAAAGGCTAGACATAGTGCAATACAAGAGAGAAGTATAGGTATAGGTTATATGGGCTACCACTCATTACTACAAAAGAAAAATCTACCTTATGAGGCATTAGCCACTTACTACTTAACAGAACAGATAGGTAAGCATGTAGCTAGTGAACTACAAAAAAGTAATAATGTATTAGCTAAAGAGAAAGGCACAGCTCCTATCTCTAAGACTAAAAGAAATGTTCATACTATGGCAGTAGCCCCTACAGCTAGTATTAGTACACTATGTGGTCTAGCCTCTCAAGGTATAGACCCTAGAGTAAGTAATGTATATACAGCTAAGACTAAGATAGGGAGCTATACTATTAAGAATAAGTACTTAGAAGAGACTTTAGAAAAGTATGGTAAGAATACAGAAGATGTATGGAGAGATATACTACAGCATCAAGGCTCAGTACAACAACTAGCTTGGATGGGTAAAGAAGATAAAGAGGTATTTAAAACAGCTTATGAGATTAATCCTTTTGCTATAATTAGAAATATAGCTACTCTAACTCCTAATGTATCACAGGGAATAAGTACTAATATATTCTTACCAGCAGATGTGAGTAAACAAGTATTATATGATGTACATATAGCAGCTTGGGAAAAGGGACTAAAGACATTATATTACCTAAGAAGTACATCAATAAATAGAGCAACAACAGGACAAGTAAATAGAATAGAACTAGAAAAAGATACTTGCATTGGTTGTGCATAAAGGAGAGACAAGATGAGTTTATTAAAAGCAAGAAGACAGTTTAAACCTATGCACTATCCTGAAGCATTTGAGCATTGGGATAGACATGATAAGATGGTGTGGCATTGGGATGAAGTTCCTCTTGCCTCAGATATAGAAGATTACACTAAAGCTTCAGTACAAGAGGCAGAGTTTATTAGGAATGTAATGAGACTATTCACACAGAATGATGTAGAAGTAGCACACGGGTATGATGTACTCCTTAGAATATTTAAACCAGTAGAAGTTACTATGATGCTAAGAGGTAATGCAGATAGGGAGAATACACACATATCCGCCTACTCCTTATTTACAGAGAGTCTAGGATTAGATGGTGAGTTCTATGGAGAGTACTTAGAAGACCCTATTATGGCAGATAAAATAGATTTTGTAGAAAAAGCACAAGTACTTAAGTATGAGGAATATGAGAAAGATTACTATACCACTAACACTAACAAGACACTAACAGAGTATATTAGTTATAGATATAGACAGGACATTATGTACATGTTAGCAGTATACGCAGGACTAACAGAAGGTGTTAGTTTGTTTGCTCAGTTTGCTATGTTATTGTTATACCAGAAAGAAAATAAGTACAAAGGATTATGTACTATTGTAGAGTGGTCTATCAAAGATGAGGAGCAGCACGTACAATCTAATAGTTGGCTATTTAGAACATTTGTTAAAGAAAACTTAGATGTATTTGATGATACAATTAAGAGAAGAATATATCAAGGTGCTAGGGACTTAGTAGAGAAGGAGTGTAATCTTATAGATGAACTTAATCCACCTCATATAGATAAAGAAGTAATGAAGGAGTATGTAAAGTATATTACAGACCAAAGATTGAAACTTCTAGGCTTTAAAGCTAACTATGATATAGAGAAGAACCCTATACCATTTATGGATGAGATTACAGAAGCAGTAGTACTTACTAACTTCTTTGAGGGTAAGGTTACAGAGTACACTCAAAATGCCACTAAAGGCACTTGGGATGAAGTAAGAAATAATACATATTAGTATGCCCTATAAGCCCCTATATAAGGGAGCTTTAGAGGGTAGTATTAGTATTTTATGCTATAAGTCTACGCTTTAGAAGAAAGTAATAAGTATTCTATTACTAGTAACATACAGAGTCACCTTAGGCTTTAAAAATTGTATGGTACTTATTACTATTTCTATGAGTAGAAACCTCAAACTAACCACACTGATGATAATAATATACTATGTATTATATATGTAGTATATATCATTAGGAGGTAGATTTAGGAAATACTTATAGGGGGGTAAGGGGGGCTTACTTTATATAGTATACTATATTAATACCCACTTACTGGATTGGAAAATTAGCTAAAAAATTGGAGAGAGATTATGAAAGAGCGAAGTATAAAATTAGAAGAATTAATGACTACTGCATTTAATTGCTTAAGAGAAGCAGAAGATTTAACAGATGGCAAAATAGATATAGATTTTGTATTAAATGTTACAGGTAGTTATATTATATCAAAAGAACAAGGAAAACTAGGGGAAGAGTATATGACACCAGCAGAACTCTTTGAAGAGAATATTTTTCCTATAGTAGATGAGAGTGAACTATACATAGAGGAGATAGAAGATGGAGATACCACAACTGATAGAGTGGCTGGAACTGAGATACCCAAACAAGCTGCCAACTAAAGAACAGACTCCTTATGAACAGGGTGTATTACAAGGTCAGAGAGCTTTGATAGAGAGTATAAAGATTAAAGTAGGTGCTACACACTTAAAACAAGAGGAGATTAAATAATGAGTTGGTTGTCAAGAACTTTTAAACACGCAGGAGGAGTAATATCTAAGAAATCTAAGAAAGCAGGAGGAAATATAGCAGGTTTTGCTAAAGACCCTTTAAATACTACTACAACAGCAGTCAAGAAAGCTAAAAAGGATGGAGTACAAACAGTAGATAAAGCTTTAAGAGATACTAATTCCACAGTAGATAAAGCTTTAAGAGATACTAATTCCACAGTAGATAAAGCTTTAAGAGATACTAATCAAACTTTAGCAGATGCAGGCACTAATGCTTGGAAGACTCCTGATAAGTTAGTTAGAGATGCTAATAAGGAGATTGATAAAGGTCTTAGAAACACTAATAATGATGTAGATAAGATGCTTAGAAAAGCTAACAATGCGGCAGATGAGGCTCTTAGAGGAGTTAATGATGTTATAGATATGGGGGCTAGAGGTATAGGAGGCTTATTTGGGGGAGGATACAAAAAGGTAGCAAAGACTACTACATCATCCCCTACTATTAAGACATCAGTTGGGAATGGTCTAGGTACTGTAGGTAGTGGTACAGATGCTACCTATGATGAAGCTGCTGCTAAGAAGAAGAAATTAAAAATTAAAAAACTAGGAGCTAGGGCTTTAAGAATACCTTTAGTAAGTAAGAAACCTACAGTATCTACTAAGTCTACAGGAATAAATGCTGGTGCTTCACAAGGAATACATGTATGATAGAAGACAAGAAAGAATTAAAACAAGTAAAAGGTAAAGAACTATACAAGAAGGTTCTAGGACTTAGAAAGTCTTTAGAGCCTACTTGGAGAGATTGTGCTCAATTAACTCTTCCTTATATCTTCCCTCAAACAGATAATCATAATCAGTCAGATATACTTCCAACTCCATATAATAGTATTGGTAGTAGTAGTGTAAATGTACTAGCTAGTAAGCTGTTAGTAGCACTACTACCTCCTTCTGGTGTATTTTTTAGATTACTTCCTGATAGTAAAGTAACTAAAGATTTATCCCCTGATGAAGAGAATAAGTTAGATAGTGAGTTATCAGATATTGAGCAAGAAGTAATAGAGATGATTAATCAACAAGCTCTTAGAGTTCCTGTATTTGAAGCAGTTAAGCTTTTAATAGTTACAGGTAATGTTGCTATGTATAAAGTAAAGAATGGTACTTTTAAAGTATTCAGTCCTTATCAATATGTAGTGCAGAGAGACTATATAGGTAACTTATTGTATGCTGTAATTAAAGAGAAGATTAGTTGGGAAGTCCTTCCTGAAAAGGTACAGGAGCAGATAGAAGCTAAAGAAGGCCTAACTGAGGAGACTAATGATACTACAGAAGGCTTCAAACAAGTGGACATATATACTACTATTATGAGGGAAGAAACTAAGTATATAGTAAAGCAAGAGGTAGCTGGAATTGTAATAGAAGGAACTATAAAAACTTATAGTGAACAAGATTTACCATACTTATTTTTAAGATGGAATACTGTTAATAATGAGTCATATGGAAGAGGATTAGTGGAACAGTACTTGGGAGATTTAAGAAGCTTAGAAGGATTAACTCAGACTATTGTAGAAGGCAGTGGGATATCTGCTATGCACTTATTTGGTTTAAGAGCAGGTTCTACTTTAAAGGTAGAAGACTTAAATAATACTAGAAATGGGCAGTTTGTATTAGGGGACTTAGAGAGAGAAGTCAGTACATTACAAGTTAATAAAACAGCAGATTTACAAGTTCCTTTAAAGCTTATGGAGATGTTAGAGCAGAGAATAGCTAAAGCCTTTCTTGTATTAGGTGGGCAGATTAGAGACTCAGAGAGAACTACAGCAGCTGAAGTAAGAGCCACAGTAGCAGAATTAGAGTCTACATTGGGAGGTATCTTTAGTGTACTAGCTAATGAATTTCAGAAGCCTTTGATAACACTAATGCTAAAAGAACTCTCACCTGACGCTCTAAAAGTGGCTACACCTAGTATTACTACAGGTATTAGTGCTATTAGTAGAGAGAGAGATTTTCAAAATCTTAACACTATGCTACAGTCAGTTGCACAGCTTGGAGGAGATGTATTGACTAAGTACATGAATATTGATAGGTACTTAGCAGAAGTAGCTACAGCTCTTGGAGTAAGTTCAGAGGGGTTAATCAAGACTCCTGAACAGATACAACAAGAAGAACAGCAGCAGATGCAACTTCAGCAACAACAAGTAGCTCAACAACAACAATTAGAAGGCTTTAAGGCTGGAATGAAAGGAGGTAAGTAATAATGGCAGAAAAGAAAGTAGTTTCAAAGAAAGAGACACAGACTAAGTATAGAGCTGACTTTAAAAGTTGGGATGAATATTTTAAATATAAAGGTAAGAAGGGGTAACTATAATGGAAAATACAGGAGAGAGTGTAGCTACTACACCACAAGAAGAAGTAGCATCAGCAGTATTAAATGAGACTGAGATACAAGAAGCACTAGGAGAGTCTACTGAAGAAGAAGTAGTACTCCCTAGTGAGCAAGAAGAGTTTGAATTACCTGAGAAATTTAAGGGTAAGTCAGCTGAAGAGATTGCTAAAGCCTACACTGAATTAGAGAAACTTAAAGCTAGACAAGTAGGTGAGGAGGAAGTAGAGGAAGCGCCTATTAAAGATGGTGAAGAAGAAGAAGCAGATGAAATTGACCTAGAGGAGTACTACAAGCAGTATGTAGAAACTGGGGAGTTTGATGCAGAAGCATTATCCAAACTAGGGGTTGATGTCCAAGAAGTACAAGAACAGTTTGAATATGCTGCTTATAAACAACAAAAAGCTATAGATGCTGTATTATCTCCTTTAGGTATTTCCCTAGATGAAGTAACAGAGGCTGCTTCTTGGTTATCAGAGACACAAGGAGAAGCTGAAGCTGAAGCCCTAAATGGAGCACTAGCTACTAGTACTGTATCAGTACAAAGAGTTCTTATCAAAGGCCTCATGGACTCCTATAAGGAAGCCACTAATATTACAGATGTATTACATACTAATGAACCTCAGTCTCTACCAACACAAGGATATAAGACTCAAGAAGAGTTCTTTAAAGATGTAGGTTCTCCTGAATATGCTAATAATCCTAAGTTTAGAGAAAGAGTAGAAAAGAAGATGGCTAAGTCTGACATATTCTAAGAGTCCTCACTAGGACTCACTTGAGCCACTAAACTCTCTCCTAGTGGTTCTATTGAGTCCTAGTAACTCTACTCAAGGGTAGATGGAATAGATAAACTCAGAATAATTATTTTGATAAGGTAAGTGTGTATATTATTGATATACTAACTAAGGGTTACACCTACACTACATAAGTAGTAATAAGTCCTATATGGCAAAGGAAATAAATATATGGCATCTATGGTCGCAACTCTCCCAAATAAGGATACTTCACGTAGTACAGCACTTAAACTGTACACAGGAGAGGTTATTAAAGCATTTCGTGAGAGAAACATTGGACTAGGTCTAATTAAATCTCGTACAATCTCAGGAGGTAAATCTTCTCAGTTTATTGTAACAGGAGAAGCAAATGAAGCAGATATCCAAACACATGTAAGAGGGGATGAAGTAGTGAGTAAAGTACTCGCAAATGATGAGGTTACTATTACAGTAAATACCCGTTATGTACACTCTCACTTCCTTGATACTCTTGATGAGAAACTTGCACAGTATGAAGTGCGTAGTGAGTTAGCATTCCAATCAGGACAAGTACTAGCTACTAAGATTGATAAGGATGTATTCAAACTACTTGGTAATACTGTACCAGCTATGACACCATTAGCAGGACAAAAAGCAGCATCTACTATAGTAGCTACAGGATATATAGCAGCAACAACAGCTGAAGCAAAAGGTAATGCTATTATTGAGGCTTTCTATAAAGGTAAAACTGCCCTAGATAGTAAAAATGTAGTAGATACTCCTAATGTTGTAGTTGCTCCTGAAGATTACTACAATATTGTACAATCTACTAGAGGGGTAAATGCTGACTGGACAAATGGGAATGGTGGACTTGACTCAGGTAAGTTTAAACAAATTGCAGGGTTTACTGTACTTACATCTAACCATTTAGATAAAGTAGCTAATCCTAAACTAATTGCACTAATGTTCACTAAGGATGTTGCAGGTGTAGTTAAAGCAATGGATATTCAGTCTGAGTCTAACTATGATTTCCGTAGATTAGGTTACCAACTAACTAGCTTCTATGCTATTGGTATGGGAGCTCTTAATCCTACTGGTATGGTAGTTATTAATGCTGGCTAATTAGCATATAGGGGTCTCTTAGGAGGCTCTTATTATATTAATTAAAGGGAGATAAAAAATAAATGAGTACAACAATTTTTCAAGATGGGACTGTATGGAGTAAGTCACTCCTAGATATGATTAATACATCCTTACTGTCTATAGGAGAGTCTCCCTTTGTGGAAGGGACTGACCCTAAATCAATACCATTAGGTACAGATGGGGAAACAGCTAGTAGGATTATTAAGAGAACAATGATAGAGGTACAAGCTAGAGGGTGGTATTTCAATACTGACTATGACTTTGAACTAACACCAGACTCTAATGGGTTTATAGCTATGCCTCCTAATACTTTAAAAGTAGACTTTGGATATACTCCATACCCTAATAAGTATGTATTAAAGAAGGGTCAGATATACGATATAGAGAAAAAGACTTTTAAGATAGATAAGAGGATTAAAGGAGATGTTATATGGTTAATAGACTACCAAGAACTTCCTCCTGAAGCTTATGAGTATATATCCCTAAGAGCGGCAAGAAAATTTCAACAGAGTGTAATAGGTTCTACAGAGTTAGCTAAATTTACAGAGATAGATGAACAAGATGCTTTAGTAAACTTACAAAGACTCCAACTACAACTAAGTGACTATAGATTAAGTAATAAAAGAGTAAATACTAGAGTACATAATGGTTACTTAATAGAGGGGCTATATGGAGCAGCTGATAGGAGAAAATATTAATGGGTAGTAAGCTTATAAATCATACACTTAAGAATATAACAGCTGGTGTATCTCAACAAGCAGATGAAATGGCTTTTGAGTCTCAAGTAGAGGAGATGACTAATTGTATGCCCTCTTTAGCTAGAGGAGTACTAAGGAGAAACCCTATATCTACAGCTATTAAACTGCTAGACTCTTCAGGAAATGTAATAACTCCTGATGCTACAACGTATACTTACTCTTATGATAGAGGTACAGGGAATGAGCAATACTTAGTAGTGATAGACTCAACTGCTACTTTAAGAGTATATAACATTAATACACTAGATGATAATTACCCCCTACATGAACAGTATGTCCCTTATTTTAATACATTAAATAAGACTCCTAGAGAGAGTTTAGATGCTGTAACAATAGGAGACCATACATTTATTACTAACTCTGTTGTATCCCCTACAATGAATACTACAATAGGAACTCAAGCAGAGATAGATAAGTGGGAGAAGTTAGCCTTTTACTGGATTAAGAAAACTACTGGGGTAGTAACAGCTCAAAAAACTACAGGAGATGCAACTACAAGTGATGCTGGGTCTAAGATGGAGGGGTACACTTATAAGCTTAATGGGGTATCAAAACAAGGGTATAAAGCTACTACTCCTTATGCAGCTACTAAAGAGCAGCTGACAGCTGAACAGATAGCAACAGCATTAGTAACAGGGCAATGTAAAGATGCTAATGGTAACTTAGTCACTGCTTACCCTGATAATACTGCTTTAGGAACTACATACACATCAGAAGGAGCATTTATAGTAAAGTCAGGAGCAATAGCTCAATGGGAATTTGAAGACTCATTTGGTAATCAAGCTTCACTAGGTGTATGGAAAGAAATAGATGATGCTAGTAAACTTCCAGCTAAACTTCCTAAAACTATAGGAGGTGTTAGTATGGATGGCTTTACGGTAAGAGTATCAGGAGGTACATCTAGTAAGGACGATGATTACTTCTTAAAATATGATGCCACTAAAGAGACTTGGACTGAGACTAGAAATCCTTATGCTACATACGAAATTAATGTCAGTAATATGCCTCATGTGTTATATGGCTTAACAGATGGTAGTGGAAATAGAGTATTTACTGTAGATACTTACAAGAAAGTGTCATCTGACGGAACTACTTTACTTGGTAATGCTTGGAAGGATAGATTAGTAGGAGATGAGACTACAAATGAAGCTCCTTCCTTTATAGGAAAGAATATTAGTAGGATATTCTTCCATAAGAATAGACTAGGGTTTTTGACTGTAGATGGTGTAGTACTATCCTCTACAGGAGACTATGGAAACTTCTTTGGGCAAACAGTTCAAGAGGTTCTGGATGATGACCCAATAGATATTTCTGTATCTACTACTAATGTTACAGCCTTAAGAGATGTAGTTACTACTACTGGTACTTTAGTGTTATTTTCAGATAGGGCTCAATTTACTCTATCTTCAGGGAATAGTACACTTACTCCTAATACTGTAAATGTAGAGACCTTATCAAACTATACCTTTAATAAGGATACTAAACCTATTGCTATTGGTAATAAGATATATTTTACTTCTATCTCAGGAGGATATGCGCAGCTATTCAGATATAAAGTAGCATATAATACTTATCAGATAACAGAAGCTACCCCTCTTACTATTCATATTCCTTCTTTTATTCCTTCTACTGTATCTAAAATATTAGGGCATGATGTATTAGGATATACATTTATACAAGAAGGAGCAACCTCTAAGGACATAATTGTATTGACCTCTACTTCTATAGGAGAGAAAGACTTACAAAATGCCTTCCATAAGTGGAGCTTTGATGATTTTGTAATAGATATAAACATAGTACATAACTCATTATATATTTTGTTTTCTTCTGGTATGGTAGGTATTATTAAATTAGAGGTTACTGGGGATATTTCAACTATAGATTATAGGGATATTAAAACAGTAGTAGGAAGAGGTTCATATGTATATTCTTATTATCCTAGTATCATTAGGTTTAAACAATTCTATTGGAGAGATGGAGAAGAAAGAGGGACAAGTAGAGGAAGACTTCAAATAAGGACTATTGAGTATACTACAACTAATAACTCCTATTATGAGACACAATTAAGCAATCCTACATTAGCTTATCTTACCCCTGATGCAGATAATATAGGTAAAGATATAACTTATAGTAGAGTATTTAAAAATGATAATAAAGTTACTGTACTGGCTAATTCTGCTAATGTTGAGGTAGTCTTTAGAGAGAATGAAGATTATAAAGATAAGGGGTTTGAATTAGCTACATTAAATATAGAGATGCTGTACCATCAAAGGTCAGCTAGAGTATAGGAGAAAATTAAATGATTTCAAAAAAGAGTTTTAATGCAGATGGTATTACTACTAGATTTCTTAGTGATTTTATCATTAGAAATGAACAGTATGCTAGACCTTATGTATTTATATATGATAATACATTACCAGCAGATGGTACAGGGGATGTATTACAGGATGGTACTACAGACCAAGCTAATTGGAGGTATCCCGATAATATCTGGAAGAGGGGAGCTACCACTCCTAAGTCAGAAGATTTAGTCCCTGTAGATAAGTGGCAAGTAGTGGATAATAGTGTTCTATTCTTTAGTGCTCCATTATTAGCTAGTATAGTATACCTAGAGGTAGCTACTACACAGACAGAATTTGGGGATACTCTTGTAGCTCCTAGTTTAAGTGCAGCTCTAGAGGCTGAGGCTAATGCTGCTGCAAGTGCTAATAATGCTGCAACAAGTGAAGCTAATGCTTTATCCTATAAGAATAGTGCTAATACAAGTGCTAATAATGCTGCAATAAGTGAAGCTAATGCTTTATCCTATAAGAATAGTGCTAGTACCTCAGAGGCTAATGCTTTATCCTATAAGAATAGTGCTAGTACAAGTGCTAATAATGCTGCAATAAGTGAAGCTAATGCTTTATCCTATAAGAATAGTGCAGCATCTTCTTCTAATAGTGCTTATACTTACTCTATAAACTCACAGACTTCCTCTAATAATGCAGCAGCTAGTGAGGCTAATGCAGCAGCTAGTGAGGCTAATGCAGCAGCTAGTGAGGCTAATGCAGCAGCTAGTGAAGCCCATGTAGTAAGTATAAGTAATGGACTTGATGGAAGTATAGGAAGACTTACCTCCCCATTGCTTGACCTACCACTAAAGAATAGTTTATCTATGAAAGCAGGTGTAGGTGCTGTTACATTTAGTAGGTCTACAACTGGGACTTACATTGACAGGTATGGTGTATTAAAAACTGCTGCAATAGATGAGCCTAGATTTGAAAGAGACGGCCTACTGATTGAAGGGAGTAGTACAAATATAGCACTATATAGCGAAGATGAAACACAATGGAGTGCTTATCGAACTACAACAAGTAGAGATGCCACTGTAGTAAACCCCTATGGAGTTTTAGACTCAATAAAAGTAACAGGAAATGGTGCAACTGGTGAACATTTCATAGAAAAATTAGCTTCAATTACATCTAGCACTGATACATACACATCTAGTATTTTTGTTAAGCCTGTAGAGAATGACATTATTGCTTTTAGGATATATTTTACTGGTGGAACAAATACATCAAGTAGCACATCAATAACATTTTCTACACTTACAGCAACTGGAACAGGGACAGTAACTCCTCTTGCAAATGGGTGGTATAGAGTTTCTGTAACAGGGACTGACAATGCCTCAGGAAATACCCTAGTAAGGTGGAGATGCTATGTTGATAATGGCTCTGATACATCTACTTCTACTGCCAGTATATATTTACTCGGTGGACAGATAGAAAAACTCCCATTTGCTTCAAGCTATATTCCTACAACAACTGCTGCTGTTACAAGAGGGAAAGATAGTAACATGGCTAATTATACAAGCAATATGCCAAGTTGGTCAGACACTTTCACTATCCATTTTGAATATGATGCAATAGACTTTAATAATGGTGTAAACAATATAGCTTTTTGTACTGGAACTGTAGTAAATTTTATTAATTTTAGTGCCATTGGTACAGCAGTATTCTCAGTACAGGGCAGGTCTTGTGGAGCATCAGAAGCAGCAGTTCAAAATGGAAGCAAGATAACTGCAACATCAGATGGTACAACCGCATCAATTTATGTTGATGGAGTGCTTAAAAGTTCAATAGACATAGGGACAACAGTTGGAACAACTACAGGAATATATATTGGTTCAGACGCAAAGAGCCTACAACAAGTGAATACAAACATTAAAAACTTTAAGATATTTGATGTGTGCTTAACTCCAACGGAAGTAAGCTTATTAGCAGGAGGAGCAATCTAATGGATAAGATTATTTATTGTAGTGATTTGATAGCACTAAAGGCACAGCTAAAAGCAGATGGTTACTATGATGAGGAGAGTGGGAGCTACCTAGTAAATCATACACTCACTCCCCTTAAATATAGTGGAAATACATCATTGAGTTATGTAAGAGGCTTTGCTTTAGATTTGAATGTTTATACAATGTTAGAGGACTTAGGAACTTATGAAACAATAGTGCAAGCAGGTAATGAAGCTAAACTAGCTAAGTATAAGAGTGTATATGACTATACTAAACAAGTTAGTTATGTAGATGAAAATGGAGTCACCCAGTCATATGACTTACCATTTGAGATAGGGAGGTTTGCATAATGGCAACAATAGTAAGAAGTAATGCAGAAGCAAATAGAATAGGTGCATTAGCACCAGACAGGGGATTTAAAAACTTAATCATTAATGGAGGTTTTGATGTATGGCAGAGAGGTGCAAGCTTTAGTGGCA